GGATTTAATGCGATCCGAAGTCGTTTCATCCTGATGGTGTTTAACGTATTCACGATAGACCTTAATCATGCCTTCAGCATGTTGAGTTTCGTCAACGATGGACCAAGCAATGATTTGGCCCAGCCCTTTAAGCTTACCATTCCTTGCAAAGTTTAGCAACATCACAAAGCTAGAGAATAGTTGCATGCCTTCACCAAAGGCAGAGATGGCTGCAATCTTTTCAGCCATTGGTGCTGCGTTCAAGTTGTTAATGTAGTCGTGCTTCTCCACCATCTCTTTGTATTGGAGGAATTCATTGTAGGTAGATTCAGGCAAGCCCAAGGTTTCAATGAGGTGAGCATATGCTGCCACATGCAAAGCTTCCCTACCTGCAAAGCCACTCATCATCATCCTTACTTCAGGTTGCTTGAACACTGGGATGTAATGGTCATGATAACCACTGCCAATGTCCAAGTCACCTTGTACAAAGAAGCGTAAGATTTTAGTAAGAAACTCTTGCTCATTAGCACTGAGTTTTCTGTAGTCTTTAACATCCTCAGACATAGGCACTTCAGTATGAAGCCAATGGCTTTGCTCATGCTGAAGCCAAGCATCATATGCCCAAGGATATTTGAATGGCTTAAATGTTGTGCGCTCTTGCGTAATATCTGCTTTTGTTCTTACCATATTTACTCCGCAGGTTCGTAAGTCATTTCAAAGATATCAGGCTTGCAGGGGTAGTGTTCGCCCTTCACACCTGTGATGATCCAGTCGCCCTTAGTGACTTCGTGACCTCCTTCAAGTGTGCTGATCCATCCTTTTGATGAGTCACTATTTAAAACTTTGACAGCAGGATGGTCACCCATCTTAAACCATTGTGTTGCTTCAATAACAACAGGCTTCTTTCTGAATTTCATATTCACCCTTCACATGCTAAACAAGTTTCACCATCAGCCACAGTTTTCAAATCAATTTCATCTTCAATCTTCTGACGCTTGATTTGAGCACCAACCTTATCTGCTTTCCTTACCTTCTCTGAACGGAGATAGTATAAGCTTTTCAATCCACTCTTCCAAGCAAGGAAGTGGATGGCATGTAGATATTTAATGGATACATTTGCAGGGAAGAACAGGTTAATGCTCTGGCCTTGGTCAATGTATTGTTGACGATCTGCTGCAAGCTCAACCAACCAACGCTGATCAATTTCCATAGCAGTTTTAAACACTTCCTTCAACTGCTCAGGAATGTCTAAGTGCTGTACAGATCCTTCATTGCTGATGATGGATGCCCACACATCGTCATTGTCCATATCCAGTGCAGCAAGTTCTGTCTTTAAGAACCTATTCTTATATACGAATGCTCCACTAAGTGTGTCCTGCCTAAAAACATTCGCTCTGTACGGCTCGACTGAAGGGCTAGTATTCCCCATAATAAGACTGCTACTGGCATTAGGAGCAATAGCAGTGTGATGACTAAACCTTCTACTAATATTATCAAGGCCAGCATCGATACAACTACCACGCTGCTGCTCCAAGACAGCATCAGCCCGTAGACACGAAGCATGTATGTGTTTAAATATTTCATTGTTATAGCTCTTAGCCATCACACCATCGATGGCTACACCTTTCTTCTGTAAAAAAGCATGGAAGCCTAACGCACCCACACCAATACTACGCTCCATCATTGCACTAAGCTTAGCTCTGGCAATTGTTGATGGTGCTTTGTCAATGAAGTATTGCAAGACATTGTCTAACATTTCCATAACATCTAGAATAAATTGTTTGTCGTTCTTCCACTCATCATAGTATTCCAAGTTGAGAGAAGACAAGCAACAAACTGCTGTTCGTTTCTCGTTAGTTGGTAGAAAGATTTCTGTACACAGATTGCTACCATTAATCTTCAAGCCTTTGTCGCTCAACCACTTAGGCATAGCCTTGTTAGCTGTGTCAATAAATACTAAGTATGGCTCACCTGTTTGCATTCTCAGGTCTAATATTTTCTGCCACAGATATTTAGCAGACACTGTCTCCACCACCAAACCAGTGGCAGGATTCTTCAATTGAAAGCTGTCATCAAAGTCTGGGTCTTTCATAGACTTCTCAATGATGGTCATGAATTCATCAGTGATGTTGATGCCATGATGTAGGTTTAGTGTGCGTACATTCTGGTCACCAGTAGGCTTACGCATCTCCAAGAACTGGATGATGTCAGGGTGATGGATGTCTAGATAGGCAGCATAGCTGCCCCGTCTTGTACGTCCTTGACGGTAGGCCAATGAGCTAGCATCGTAGATCTTAAGGTGGGGCATAACACCAGTAGACTTATCATCACTATTGCGGATACCCACATGCACACCGACACCACCACCATACATGGATAGCCAGTTAGTTTCTGATAGGTTGTCAACCAAGCCTTCTGCACTGTCGTCCATGTAGTTAAGGAAGCAGCTGATAGGAAGGCCACGTTTAGAGCGACCAAACGATAGGATGGGTGTAGAGTAGCTGAGCCAATGCTTGCTGCTGTAGTCATACAGTCTTTGAGCGTGTTCTTGATTTGAAGCAAACGATTCCGAAACATATGCAAATCTTTCTTGAGGACTAGCCTCTTCTTCTTTCATGTAACTTTCTCTTAATCTCTGGATGCCTAGTTCATCGAACAATGCATCCCTAGACAGGTCAATGTTGACCTTAAACTTTGCCATATAAATACTCCTGTTAGGGTGGGAAAAAAGGGAGCCGAAGCTCCCGTGAAAAGAAAGGTAGTTATACCTCAGATGGCTACTGCTTGCTCTACTAAAACAAGGATGGGACTAAGTTAGTTAGTACTACTTTACATTGGTCTGCTATTTCACGATGTTCTTTCTGTGTTGCTTTGTCACAGCGAATGTCAACATAGTGCAGCCAGCTTCTCAGTGTACCGTTCATGTACATTCTACTGGTAGTTAATCCTTCAGGCAACACCTTTCGTGCTACTTCCTTGGCTATGCCCATGCCTAATGCAGCCTCATAGGACCGTTTAGCAGCGATTAAAACGTCTGTCTGTAGCTCATCCCATACCTTGATGAGTTCACGGTCTTCTACGGGGATTGAGTTCTGTCTATTCTTATTGTCTTGTAGCCTTACCTCACTGGTTTCATAGCGTGAGGAAATGGCATACCGCTGTGAGAATTCTTGGAAGCTGAAGCTTCTGTGTCGCAGGATTTGACGGGCAATGTCACGGGTGGTTTCAATTTCCATACAGACATTGACCATTTCAAATGGACTCCAATGTTTGTTGTCCATCAAATACTTCAACAGCTTAGGAGCTGTCTCAGGGTTGTTCTGATTCTCTGGGTTGCTCACCCTCGCCATGTACGCTATCAGATGTTCCGCATTCGGGGTTGCCCAGACTAGTGTCACCGACATATTTAGCTCCTTCATTAATGCCATTCTTGATGGCTGTAATTATACCTAAGTTAAGCAAGAGGTTACGCTCTTCCCATGTTAAATCAAATTGGTAGGTAGCACTACCATCGTCATGTTCATCTAACAGTTCTACATTCATTTCTTTTTCCTTTCTGCTTTCTCTTCATCTGTCTTCACCTTGTGACAAGGCTTACACAACACTTGTAGATTTTCTATCTCACAAAAGATACGATCAATGAACAAGTCCCAACTAACAAAGCCTTCTGTTGGTGATACTACTGGGAGTATATGATCTACCTGTACATCAGCAGCAACAAAATGCTTCTTACATTTGGCACACTTGTAATGCATCGCTAGCTTACCTGTCTTTTTGTTTTCTTTCCTACCTACGAAAGCTTCTTTGAGTGCTTTATATTTAGGAGGCCAACGCCTAGAGGCTGCTCTCAATGCAGAGGTGACAAAGCTTCTGAACCTAGAGTCAGTCCACTCACCACCATTTCTTTTTTTGTTATCTACCAATTGGTGTATCTACTAAATGCGACATGTCAGCAGCATCGTAATGCACAAATAAATCTCTGGCTATTGCCAGTGCTTCGTCAACATCCAGAGCAACAAACTCAGACAGGAATTTATCATACTCGGATTCAGCAAGATGCTCAACAACAAAGCCATTGCTTGCCTCTCTAATTGTTACAGAGTTGATTTTCATTCTAGTCCTTCTACATCCACATGCTTGAATACCACTTCATATGAATCCATTTTTTCCAATGAGGCTGTGAGGTTTTCAATGATCACCTCGCTCAACACTTCTTCATTCAGATAGACATTAGGTAGGTCTTCTGGTTTAAAGAATACTTTTAAACTAATGTCTACTGTGATCATAGCTTTTCAATTCTTTCTTCAACCAGTCTAGCATAGCCAATGATGTCATGCCATGAGTCATGATACCAAGGATCACCATTAACAATGCGAGACATCTTGTTACAGATGAGATCAAGGCTTTCCTTCATATCATCATCCATCTCTTTCCATACTTCACCAGATCTCAAAATATCTTTCAATGCTTGAGAAACTCTAGAGACATCTTCTTTATAGTTGCCATATCTAGTGGCTCTTGTTGCCAGTGTATCATCTACATTCATTGCACACCACCAATTGTTTTAGTGTTAATGCTGAAGTTGCCATCACCAAAGCTGTCATGGTCTGCGTTGTAAAAGAAGTCACCAACATCACCAAACATCTTACCGCAATATTCAACAAGCTTGTTAGCTAGTTGCTCATCTTCTTCCATGTGTGGGATCACTGATGCCAATATCGTAGCCATACCAATCAAGTTATTAACTTCATCTTCACTGATAGTTAGTGGACCAAAGCCACTGACTAATACTTGAAAGGTGTTTGTATATTTACCATCCACAATAATAGGACGGAGGATGAGGGCAATGTCATTAGGTTTTAAGTTTGTGGGGGAGTCCATATCTGTCCTTCATATCTTCGTAGAAAAAGAAGCTGAGCATTCTCTAACACTCTCTCAGCATCACCTTCGTAAGCTTCCAACACTTTGTTGTACAGCTCAAGTTCATCTGTTGTGTCCCCAATTATTTTGGCTGCTTTCACTGGACCAACACGGAACAATCCTTTGATGTTATCAGCAGCATCACCTGTCAGCATCTGTGTATACAGCTTAACCAAGCCTTGCTCTGGTGTGATGTAATAACCACTATGCTTTACAAAGTTGTAATGCCATCCGCATATCTGATCTAAGTCTTTGTCTAAAGACACGATGACACAATCGTCACCAAGTCTTGTTGCTTCAATAGCGATGGCATCATCAGCTTCCTGCCCATCAGAGATGGTAGCTCCCCATTCTTTTACTAGATAGCTTCTAAGGAAAGCTAGATGCTTTGGCTTAGGCTTATCCACTCTATTCCCTTTGTAAGGAACAGTGGTGGCTATCTGATATCTGAAGTTGTTCTTGCCTGTTAAGAACATGTGCCAATCATCTACAAAGCAATCAGGGTAGATGCTATCAACACCACACATGAGGACATCAACAATTAAACGATCCAGTGTTCGCTGTGCCGTTGCTTCGTCTTCGTCCTCACATGCGGATGCTGACCTATAACAAAATATGTCAGCATCGTAAAGCGCTTTCATTACTGCGCTTCTGTTACTTCTGTTACTTCAGCAGTCTTTGCTGCCTCAGCCGCTTGAAGTTGTTCAGTACCTTGCTGTCGGATAACAGCGATGGTGTCTGTAACAGCTTCAAAGGGAAGCTTAGCAAGTGCTGCCAATACCAAGTTCAATTGGTCCAAAGTAAGTGTAATGTTCAAGTTCATAATACGTCCTCATCATCTGCATTAATACCGCTAGCAGCAGCATACTCAACCAAGTCTGTAATGACCAGCTTCTTCAATGAAGGGCTAACACCCTTCTTGTTCTTGTATGTCCAAGAATAGCTAGACACTAAAGCCTTAGCCTTACTACCGTTGCCAATGGCTTCAGTAATTTCATCATTGTCTGTGTCAAAGACACGGATAGGCTTCTCTGATTTGCAAGTGATGTACTTGCCCATGTCAGCCTTCTTGTCTTCACCAGTTTGTACACTGATGCCCATGTCTTCCAATGCTTCAACAGCAGCGTCAGACAGGTTACACAGGTTAAGCTGAAACTTACCAGACATGTCATTCACCTTATTGTGTTGACACCAGAACACATCAGCTTTAATTTTGATGGCTTTCTTTTCTTCACTCATAATATTCTCCAATATGAAAACGGTCTGAACGGCAGACCAACAACCGCCTATCAATGCGTCTGTTTCCAGTTGTCACCAACCTTACCCTCTGCATTAACAGGACATCTAAACTTGAGAGCTTCACCTGCTTTGGTTGCTGCTTGCTCAATGAGCCTAGCTGCTTCCTCTGCCTGATCTTCTCTCACTTCCCATTGTGTTTCGTCATGAACAAACGCTAATAGTTTAGCATCTATCTCCTTCTCTTGCAACAGCTTTGTTGATTCAATAAGCCATTGTTTTGCAATGATAGCACCTGCACTTTGTAGCAATGTATTCAATGCAGCATGCTCAGATCTAACCCACACCCTGCGTCCATCCAGTGCAGGGAGATGACCCTTAGCCATCAGCCTAGATATCTTCTTCTTCAGGGCAGAAAGGCCGGGCGTATTGTTAATAAAACTGTCAATAAGTTTCTTGCCTTTGCTGCTGTTTCCACCAACAATCGACCCTGCCTTGGCAGCTCCTGCCCCATACAACACCCCATATGTCAGGGTTTTTGTGGTGTTCCTAGCCTTCTTGTGCTCTGGATTGTTATCGTCCTTGGTAGTACCCTTCTCCACCAAGCCAAAGCTCTGTGCATTAAACCAGTGGATGTCGCCCTTAAGCAACTCATCCATCCACTCTTGGTCATTCAGGTAGTGGCCTAAGCAACGCAGTTCAATGCCTGATAGGTCAACACCTACCTGCTTGTATCCCTTAGGCACACGCCACATCTCCCTACACTCAGCACCAAAGGGACTACCCACCGCAGGAACCTGTGCCATGTTAGGACTACTGTGTGTAGCCCTGCCTGTCACTGCTCCATTGGTAGTGACTCTACCGTGTACCCTGCCATCATCACCCACTAGCTCAAGCCAACTGCTAATCTGTGCCACTCTTTTTTGTATCATTAAGTATTCAGCTACAAGCTTAGCCTCTGGCAAGTCAATCTTCTCAAGCACAGCTTCATCAACAATGACATTGCCTTTGTCTGTCTTCTTTGTAAAGACAACACCAAGCCCTGCCAATCGCTCAGCAATTTGTTGCCTACTTCCGGGATTAAAAACGGTAATCTTATCCTTGAGCTGCTTGCCTGTCTTCTCAGAGAAGCGTTGCTCCACGATGGGAGGAAACACCTGCTGCATATCCTCTTCAATGTCAGACATACGTCCACTCAATGTTGCATTCAACACCATAGCTTTCTCCATGTCTAGCATGAAGCCGTTGTTTTCCATGCCACGGCAAATGATGGCAACATCATGCTCAAGCTGAATGCTTTGTAGGGAAAACCCTTCCTTCACCATCACTGTTGTCAGGTGGTTATACAGATCTTCAAGCAGCAACACATCCTGTTCACAGTAGGTAGCCATCTCTTGTGTCCATCCACCATCGAAGTCAGTGAATCCAATCTTGTAGCTGCCTAAGCGGTAGCCCCATGCCTCTAGGCTGTGTGGGCTAGGGGCTTTGCCCTGCTCAGGAATAACAATATCAATGTCGGGCTTGTT